CCGGTGCCTGGTTGTCGTTGCCGGTCGCTGCGACCTGTGCGCGCAGCGCGGCGAATATGGCCGAGCCGGCGACCATGCGGGTCGTGCCGGGCGTGATGCCGGGGATGGTGCAGCTCCCGGACGTGAACGCCCCGTAGGAGGCGTTGCTTGCGGTCCCGATGCTTCCGATCGAGGAGATGACCGTCGCGGCCACGGAGGAATCGGCAACATCGAGCGCAGCGAACCGGTTGGTCGACTGGGCGTGCGCGAGCAGCCCGGACCAGATCGTCGAGGATGCCTTGCCGGGGATCGCGACAGTGCCGGGACCGAGGCTGCCGGGGAAGTTCGCGAGCGCGGAGACATAGGAGGCGTCCGTGAGGTCGTTCGCGTCTGCACCACCGGTCAGCGGGGCCGCGGCGGAGGCCACGGGGTTGTTCGTGGTGTTGCCGGCCGCGGTCGACTGAGCGAACGTCACGAGCGTGCTAGTTGTGTCGGCGAACAGGGCCGAGGTCGCCGAGTAGGGACCATGCGTTTCAAGCACATCCCCAGCCGCATCCTGCACGGTCACCGTGAATCTGCTGGAGGCAACGGTGACGACGATGTAGACCGCGTTGCCAGCGGTGCCCGGGGTGGCCGCGGTGATCGTGACGGTCGGTCTAGAACCGGAGTCGTTGAGCGTCAGCGCAGCGGACGTTGCGGTGTTGTCCGTGACGCGCGTGACGTAGGCAAGCGACCCCTGCTCCTGAAAGAACGCGTCGAGAGTGTCATAGAGCGACGCGCTCGTAGCACTACGAACACCGAACGCGGTGATGTAGTCGTTGAGCGACTGGCACTTGATGTAGCTCACGCCGGACGAGGGCGGCGGCCCTTGGTCGCATGCCCCGGCAAAGAACGCGGTTCCGGTGTTCACCGGGACTCCGGCGCCGGCCTGCAACTGCTCATCGGTTGTGACGCTGACGCCGAATTGACTCATAGCGCTCCTCTACTCCTGCGTGATGGGCTCGGCCTGAACCTGCAAGCCGGGTGTTCTGACCGTCGGCCAGTCGTTGAACGGCGCGCTAGGTGCGCCGCCGTACTGCGAGGACTGCGCCGGGGTGGGTGCGTCCGGGCCGATGCGGTCGTTGACGATCATCGGCACGAGCACCTCGAAGGTCGCGGCCGCCTGGAGGCCGAGACGCTCGTCGGGGTCCTGAAATTCGAGTCTCGGCGCGGACGTCATCTCCGTCCGTTGCGAGATCCCGCCGAGGCTGCCGTTCTGAAGGATCGCGCCCTGGATCGCGGTGCCGTAGTAGCCGGCGATCAGCTCGGCCGTCTCTTCGGTTTCGTCGATGACGACGGCGCCGATCTGGATCTCGAACCACTGGCTGTAGCCGGCCGAAGCGGAGCGTTCGGTTTCTCCGGTGGGGTTGACGACCGCGATGACGGTCGGGCACTCGTCCTGCTGCCAGCCGAGAAAGTCGCGATCTGCTCGAAAGCTCTCCGGCGTCGGCGGGTGCGGGATCGTTCCTCTAACGAGGACGTTCGCGCGCTCGATCTCCCACAGATAGGTGGGCAGCCACGTCTGCAACATTGTGAGCGCAGCAGCGCTGACCTGCGGCACGCCGACCAGCGGCCCGAAGATGGAGCTATAGGTCACGGCGCCCTCCTTCAGGAGAACGGTCTTGTGCTACGCGATGCTGGGCGCGCGGCGCGTTGGAGCAAGCAGCTCCTTGACCCGGCCCGGCATGTGAAATCCGAGGTATGGACCGGAGGGCTCGGGCTCATCTGCGACGGTACGCCGTCCGCGTCCGACCTGCTGCGTCGTCTGGTAGTTGACGCGGATCAGCTCAAGCGTCGCCTCATAGACATTCGGCGGGACCGTCGCCTGGCCGGACTCGTAGACGACGTGAACGGCTTGCGGTGCGGGCGGGAACGCGATCATGCCACCCCCGACAGTGCGGCGTACGACGCGGCCGGTTGGGTCGAGCATGCAACTGTAGATCGATCCCTGCGCCGGGTTGGCGACGATCGCCAACGGATACTTGATCGGGCCGCGGTACTCCTCGCAGCCGATCAGCGTCAAGACCGGGGATGTGCCCAGCGCGGTAGACGGGCGGCGGCGCAGAGCGATGAAGCACTGGCCTCCGTCGTGCCACTCCTCGAAGACCGTCGGGATGATGGGGCCTGTGATGTTCTCAATTTCTGGTCGCACGCGATGGATGAAGCGTGTCAGCTCCGCGTCGTGCGTCCGGTCGTCGGGCCGGATGTTGCAGTAGTCCTTGACATCCGGGAGGCCCACGAGGGTTGGGGCCGAGGGGTTAACGGGATTGTCTTCGACCGCCAGCCACAGATCTCCGACGGTCGGGAACGTCATCGTTCTGCCATCGGCGAACATCACGTTCCAGCAGGCAATGAACAGCCCCGGGCCGGTGGTGAGGGTATCCTCTGCGCTTGGCGCATAGTGGATTGAGCCCGTAGCCGGCGTATCGATTACCACCGAGCCGGTGAGCGTGAACGGAGAGGTGGAGCTATGGGAGCGCACGACGAACTGCACGGTCGCTCCCGAGAGGTCCACTGCGGTCCCGTCGTCATAGCTGAGCTGATCAGTGAAGACGACTGCCGTGTCACCGACATTCGTTGTCCAGTCGGCCATCGCTTATGCCTCCCGCTTGCCCATGCTTGGGTTCGAGGTCCCCGCGCGCGACCTCGGCTCGCTCAACCCACGCCGCGTCTGAGGAGCATCCTCACCGACCGGCCCATGGGCGACGTCCGCGTCTTCGGGCGCCCCGGCGAAGTAGGTCTGTCCGAAGAACGCTGTCGCGAGCATTACGGCGAGGGTGTGCTCGCGTAGCGCTTCAGGCCGTCGTCCTCTCTGAACGCCCGCTCGCGCGCATCGCGACGCCTGGCCGCTTCACCAGCAAGGTGGTCGGCGATGTCTGCGTTCTTCGAAAGCAGTGCCCGCATGCCTTCGGTGAGCTGTTTGGCGCGCTCCGCATAGGTGGGGGCATCGTCGCGGCCCACGATGATCGGGTCGCTTTCCCTGTGCCCGTTGATGATCCGGGCGAACTCGTTGTCCTGGAGATGCGCCTGCGCCTGCTCGATCAGGTTAGACACGCTCTGAATGCGGGCTGTCTTGCCGAGGAAGTCGGGAAGATCCGGGACGGTCTGCTGAGCCATATCGCTTCCTTGTCTCACCAAGCTATGAGAGGACGAATTGAGGGATTCCGCCCGCTTGCCCATAGCCCCCGGTGTTGCCGGCTGCCATGGCGATAGCGGAACTCGCAAGCGATCCGAAGCGCCGAGGTCCAGAGCCGATTGGCCCGCCGACCGGCCCGAGCGACTCGTTGACCGCAAGCTGAAGGTTCGTCGTTCCAAACGTTCCGTTTATGAGATAGGCAGCGTAGAACAGGCCGCTTGCCGATGGCGTATACGGAGACGAGAGGGCGCATACTTTCCAGCCCTGCGTTGTCCATCGCGAGTCGGACGCGAGGTTCGCTGTCGCCGCGAGGCAGGTAGGCGTCCCGGATACGTCTTGCCAGAGGCCGAGGTAGATCCCGGATGGGGCCGTTCCTGAGGAGGGTGTCTGCACGCACACACAGATATTCGTAATCGTGTCCGTCGGGTAGAGGTAGAACGCTTCGGCATAGATCGTCTGGGATGTCTGAACAGCCCCGGTTTCGGCGTCTTGTGTCAGGTCAATCACGCCGACGGCGACCCGTAGATCGCGGCGGCGCGTCCATGGGTCGACAACGAGATTTGCTGGGATTTGTCCAAAGTTCACTTCTATGGCTCCGACGTTGTCAGCAGGCCATAGCCCGCCGTGGCGTGCAGGTCATCGATAAGCGCCTTGACCGCCTCGGCGACGTTCTGCAATGTCGCCGATCCGGTCGCGAACGATGTGCGCGTAGCCGTTCCGGTCCACGGCATCCAGCCCGTGCGGGCAGTGACGCCTCTGGCGTTGTTGAAGCTCAGCGAGTTGTCCTGACCGACTTTGATGACCGACTGCGAGCCGCCGATGTGGAAGTAGCAGCCTCTGGTGGTGGCGATCATGCCGGTGTCTCCGGCGATCGTGCCCGTGATGCCGTTGTTGGCGCCGGATGCGACGAACCAGCGTCCCTGCCCGGACCCGTTGCGGATCTGGACGGTGTAGAAGTTCCCGAGGCCATTGCCGAACAGGACGAGCGGGTCCTGGCTCGTGCTTCCCTGAACCTCCAGCACCGTGCCCGTCAGCACGCGGGCGGTCCCGCCGATGATCACCGGCCCCGACCCAGAGGCGACCGAGATCGCGGCGGTTGGGTGGTTTCCCTTGATCGCGATCGACGTCAGCGCGTTGGAGTCGGAGCGGAAGTCGGCCGTGACGGTCGGGCCGACCTGCGCAAGCGTCAGCGACACGGTCCCGGTGCCGGTCGCAGTCGCTCCGGTCGGCGTCGCGAACGTGAACGAGGTTCCTGCCGTGACGCTGGTGATGGTTGCGTTGGCCGGGATGTTGGTGCCGGTGACGAGGCGCCCGATGTCCGTCGCCAGAACGCTCGTATCTGTGACGGTCGTGGAGCCGCTCGTCGTGCCGCACGTATCGACGCGGCTTGTCCCCGTCTGCCCGTTGAGGTGGTAGCCGACGTCCATCTGCTGTCCGAACGGATTACCGATCACATGGCCGACAGCGGACCGATTCGGTCCCGCCGCCCATCCCCACGACAAAGCCGTTCCGGGAAATCCCGTGGCGTTCGCTGAGTCCGTGCGGCCGGAGTTGTTGTAGACCTCGACTTGGAACCCGGAGGCCTTTCCCACGGGCGTGTTCGTCATGCCGTTGAAGAAGTGACCGATGCCGACGCCGACCCCCGACCCGTCGATGCGGCCGATGCTATAGCCGGCGCATGCGTCGGGCGACCCGCTGGCTCCAACCGTTGTGCCGAGATTCTGCGCCTGCGCCACGACGGCGACCGTCTGCACCTGGTTGTTGGCGTCGCCCAGTGCGACGGCGGTGATTGTCGAGGCTTGCTCGCTTCCGTCGCCGACGACTGCGGTCGAAACCATCGACATGGAGCGAGTGAACTTCGCGACTGGCGCGAGGCTGCTTGTGTCGGGGTTCGAGAGGCTTCCGACCTGGAGCTGGAGGAGTTGTCCCATGGTGGGGGTCTCGAGCACGAGGCTGTAGTTGGTGCCCGAGCCGCCAAGGATCTGCCCGGAGTAGGCACTGCCGATCTGCACGGCTACGCTCGGCAGTTGGCCTTCCGGAAGTCTTGCGGTTCTGTCGAGGGAGGCGACGCCATTCGCGACGCCGATCTCGGACACCGGGACGAGAAGCGCCTCGGCGGCCAGGGCTCGCGAAGTCTCAACAGAAACTGCCACATCGGCGTACGCCGTCGTGGAGAGTTGGGTGCTGTTCGCCCCAGGCGAAGCAGTCGGCCCTCTTGGGATTCCGCTGAATGAGGGGCTTGTGATTGGCGCCAGGGCGGCTTCGGCGGCCTGTGCACGGCTTGTTTCGGCGGAGACGAGCGTCGCGGCGGTCCCCGCAGGGTCGAAGGCGCTCGTTGATTGAACGGCCGCCGAACCAAGGCCCAGGTTGGAACGTGCCGCCGCAACGTTGGCGAGATCGGACAGGTTGGCCGACTTCGCACATGCAAGAGCCTCGGCAGCTTCAGCGCGTGCCGTCTCTGCGGCGAGTGCACCCGCGTTCGCGGTTTCTGCCGCCTGCGCCCGGGTCGTCTCGGACGCGATGGCGTTCTCTACGTCGGTGATCGTCTTGGCGGTGATCGCTGCCGACATCTGGTCGCCGACGAGAATCGCGCGGGCGGAACTGCCTTCCTGTGCGCGTGTGATCGTGAACGCGTCGCCAGCGATGGAGGTGACGCGCAGAATCTCGGCGTTCGCCACAGTCGGCATGCCGCCGATCGGCCACACGACGATGTTGAACGGGGCTGCGGGAAAGAGCTGCGCGTCGCCCGGACGCACCGAGAGAACGGTGCCGCTGAGCGACGGAGATGGTGCCACCGCTACGGCGCTGTGACCGAAGTTCTTGTGCGGGTCGAACGACATGGTCCCGTCAGATGAAGCTGACTTCGGCTGCCGCCGAAGACGAGGCGTTGATGATCAGCGAAGTGGTCCCGGACGCGAGCGAGATGACGAGCCAGCCGGTCGGGCCGAACGGCAGCCCGGCGTCCGAAGTGTTCAAGTTGGTACGGAGCGAGAACGTGCCACTGGTCGGCTGCATCACGACGACGACAGCCGTGGCGCCAGCCGGGACCGGGATCGTGTTGTCGCCCGCGGTGAAGTTCAGGTCGCGGACCTCGCCGATAGTCGCCGACCCAGACATCGTGATCGGGCCGATGACCTTCTCGCCGGAGAGCAACCCGGTGGCGAGGCCGGTCACGGTGAGGGTGCCGGACATCAGGCGGCGTCCTTCCATGTCCGCCCCGTGACGACTGCTTCGATCGTCGAGCTTGCCACCCCGAACCGAAGCGCGAGGCGGCGATATGACAGGCCCTCATCGCGGAGGAGGCGGATCTGCTCGGCCGTTGCTGCATCCAGCTTCCGCGACCGGTCGCCCGCTTTCCGGCCGGATCTCGTCCTGAGCTTTTTGTCAGCGCCTCGTTCGCGCTCGCTATGGCAGGTTCGACACTGCCTACCACCGCGAGAAAGGTGGATCGTGTTGGCCTCGTCAAACGGGTGCCCGCGGCGACAGTGCGTCTTGGCGGCGTTTCTTGCGGCAGTTGACTCTCCGCGCAAGATATTGACGCGCTGCGTGACCGCCTCCATGTGATCCGGGTTAACACAAGCGCGGTTGCGACACAGGTGATCGATTTGAAGCGTCTCGGGGATGTCACCCACGAGCAGCTCATAGGCGAACCGGTGGGCGTAAACCAGTCTGCCCGCTGCTGCGATCTGGCCGTATCCCGTAGAGGACCGTGCGCCGACCCAAAGCCAGCATTTGTCACCGCGCCGAACCTTGTCCCAGAAGCGGTCCTCAGGCGTCCTCATGGCGACACTCCTCACACCGGCCGACGATTCTGCCGTGCTCGCAGCGCGGCAGCTTCGGACGGCCTCCCTTCGGCTTCGGGACCGCCTGCTCCATCCCCTCGGGGACCGCGGTCTCAAATCCTTCGCCCGCACGGGTACGCGGATCGTTGTCCGCGTACCCGTGGCGTCGAAGGTCGGCCGTGATCGCCCGGTAGGTGCCGAGGTCACCGTGTGCTACGGCCTTCTCTCGCATTGAGAGCAGGTAGGCGATGCTGGCCATTGCTCGTCCTCCCCGGTTTAGCTGAGGAAGACGAGCGGGGCGACGGCCTTCGCCGACGGCGACGCGATCGTCGCGGGCGCGGTCGCCGCGAGCGAGCTGCCGTGCGTCGCCGAGAAGAACAGCGGCGTCGTCGGCGTTCTCGCCCCAGTCGGGTTCCACTGGTAACCGACCGCGGTCGGCGTCGCGACCACGGCAGCCGTCGGGATCGTGCCGGCGGCGACCATGATCGAGGCGTACACGAACCCGTTCGGGGCGTTGCCCGTGGCGCCGCCGGTGATCTGCACAGCCGACGAGAGCGTGAACGTGTACGCAGCCGACGCGCCGATCGCCGCCGCCCCGGTTGCGTCCGCGGACTGCGCCAGCAGCGCCGGAGTCGCGATTCCCGAGTAGAGGGCCGCCCACGCGTGAGTGCCGGTCGCCTCGGCGGTCGCGCCCGCTTGGATCGTGATCTGCGTGATCACGTCGCCGGGCTCGACCGGGACCGCGACCGCACATGCGACCCCGGTCGCGGCGAGCGCGCCATCGGTGATGTTCCCGAGTGCGAACCACTCCATGTTGGAACGGACGGAGACGTTGCCCTGCGATGCGTTGGACGCCAGGCCCGTGAGCTTGGCGAACGGGTATGTGACCGGAAACCGGCCGTGAACGAGGTCGGGCATAGGGCTCCCTTCTGAGAGCGGCTGGCTTTTCTCTGACTACGCCTGGCGTACCGCTCAGGCAGCAAGGAGCCGGTTGCCCTTGCGGGCATTGCAGCTCCGATGGGCGAGCTTCACATTCGCCCGAGTGTGCGGCCCGCCCTTCGTGACGGGCACGACATGATCCATCGTTGCTTGCGAACGCGGGACGCGTTGAAGACAGAGGTGGCAGATGGCTTGATCTCGCTCGAAGATTTCATCGAGCGTGAAGCGTTCTGCCTCCGTTGATCCGCGAGTCAGCGCATAGCGACGCGCGTCCGTTGCTCTCTTCGACTCCGGATTGTCACGGGCCCATCTGAGGGCGCGGCGGATTTCCTCTTGTCTGTTCGCCGCATACCATTCGGCGAACACTCGCTTGCGGTGCTCGCTCGCGCGGGACGGCTGCTGCGCCACCCGCGTCGGGTTCGCGTGGTACCAGGCTCTCGCGCGTCCGCGGTTATCCTCGGCCCGGCATTCGGGCGAGCAGACGGTCGGCGGGCGCCCCGGCTTGCGGGGTCGCTCGAAGCGGACCCCGCAAGCCTTGCACACGAACTGCCGCACGCGGCGGATTTTACCGGTGCAGCGGCGACCTTAGAACGCCATGTTGCCGTCGAACGCGCCAACGGGGGCGGCGAGGCCGGTGCCCGCGGCGATCACGATCGACTCGCCGTAGCGCACGAGGAATGCCCCGTACGAGTAGCACTGGAAGCGGATCTCCAGGTTGCCGGAGAGCACCTCGGTCAGCACTCGCGTCCGCAGCGGGCTCTCGAACAGCCAGAGGTCGTCCCACTTCGCCGCGATCGCGACGTCCTGGTTCGAGCCGCTGTCGCTCGCGTCGTTGACGGGCACGTTGGCGTCGATGTAGATGCCGTGCGGGCCGAACTGGGTCCGGCCGACGAGGCCCTCAGCGTTCTCCGAGCGGTCCGTGAGGCCGGAGACGTTGAAGGGGCCGAACCTGTCGGCGCCGACGACCGGACGGCCAACGGTGCCGCTCGCGCCGTCGAGCGCGGTCGAGAACCAGTACCAGCGACGCGGGTGAAGCAGGAAGTCGACGTCCTGAATCGAGAACCGGTTCGTCGCGAGTCTGGACATCATCGCGCCCATCGTCTGGTTGAACGCCGGCCCCGATCTGGCAGCCGTCGAGCCGTCCGTGACGAGCGCCTGCGCGCCCCAGTTGTTGGACGGGTAGATGCCGGTGACCTCGCCGAGCCGGCCCGCGCCGCCACCGCCGGAGATGACCTGACGGTCGATGAGCCGGTTGTAGTCGGCGATCAGATCCTCGGTGATGACCTGGTCGATGATGTGGCCGGGCGACTGTTCCAGGAGCTGCATTGCGATGTCCGCCTGTCCCGCGAACGTCTTCACGCCGCACTGGACGGACGTGTCGGTGATGTCCTGCGAGGCGACCGGAGCGTTATCGGTCTGCGGCCCAACCTGGGTCGTGACTCTGAGCTTCGGGATGTTGATCGAGTCCGTGCCCTCCGGAAGCTCCATCTGGCGGCACCGGCCGGCGGCGATACGGCCCGCGCGCAGCGCCGGGATGAACTCGTCGGTGAGCCACAGCGGCGGGATGAAGTAGCCGCCCTGCCCGTCCGTGCGGGACGGGGTGACGCGACGCTCGAACGGGGACTCTTCCAGGCCGCGCTTGTCCACGCCGGTGATGAACGAGCCGCGGAACTCGCGCTCGGCACGGTCGATCTCGACCTGCGCGCGCTGCTCGCGGCGCTTCTGGCGCTCCGGCAGCACGACGTTCATCTCGGCGGCATGCCGCTGGAGACGGTCGAGGGCTCCCTCGGGGTCGCGGACCTTTGCGCGGATCGCGGGAACCTGGATCCCCGCGAGGTCGCGCCAGTAGCTGATCTCGTGGGCGTTGTCTCTGCGGTACGTCAGCGGCTCGCTCGTGACGCGAACCTCGCCCCGGGACGCTCTCGCGGCGGCCTCGCGGCGCTCCTCGACGATCTCCTGCTCGGCGAGGCGCTGTCTGAGCGAGCGGTACTCGGCCATGCGGGCGTCGTGGTCCTCGCCAAACGCCTTCTCGGCGTCAGCGAACGTCTGGCGCTCCTCGTCGGTCGGACGCTTAGCCTCGTCCTCATCGGCGGTACGCTGCTCGAACTCGGCGCGCTCGCTCGCGCGCTTCTCGACCGCGTCGGCGATCTCGTCACGAAGACGGTCGCGTCTTTCCGTGAGCTGCTCCAGCAGGCTCTTGTTGTCCTCAGGCATAGCCTGGTTCCTTTCGGGAGATGCACCCCATGCGGGCGCGGTTGCGTGTCCTCCCGGGCGGTTTCCGACCGGCCACACCGGACCGGACGCGACCTCAAAATTGAGGGGGCGTCACGGCGAAGCGTGCGGCGAGATCCAACGCGGGTACTTCAGAGGGACAGTCGGCTCAGAAGCCGGACTGCACGACCATGCCCGTGCCCTGAAGGGCAGCGATGCCGGCCGGCTGGCGGCCGTTGATGGCCGCGACGTAGCGGTGAAGTTGCAAGCGGGCCTGGAGGGTGCCGGAGAGCACTTCCAGGTGCACGCCGATCCGCGGCTCTGATTCGAACAGCAGCCCGTCCGATGGCCGGCAGGCGATGATTGCGTCCTGGTTTTGGCCCGTGCCGAGATTGGTCGGGACCGCATTGTCCATCCGGCCACCGAACGTAAGGAGATCGAAGTCACCGGACCCGTCGCGGTCGGTGATCATGAGCGGGCGCTGCTGCTGGTCCTCGCTCGAACCCAGCCATCCAAGCCGGGAGGTCGTCATCAGCCACATCTCCGGCGGGAGCCTGCGGTTGTTGCCGATGGCCGCGACGACCTGGCCGAAGTAGGTGAACATTCTCGTTGCCGTCGGCGAGCCATCGGTATAGGTGACCGCGTTTGCGCCCGTCACGAACGACAACAGCCCAGCGAGCTGCCCGTTCGCAGCGGACCCGTTGATGAGCTGCGCCTCAAGCTGGCCGTCGTAGCTCTCGGTGAGATCCTTGAAGTAGGCCCAGTCGAGATGCGCTCCGGCCGGCGACTGCTCAAGAAGCTGGAGTGCGACGTCTCCGTGCCCGGAGATCGTGATGACTGGCGAGGTCGTCGCCGCGTCCACGATGTCACGCGACGGATCGGCCGAAGCGTCCGCGACGGGCTGCGTGTGCGTCCCGGTCGTCAGGCGCGGCACGTTGACGGACTGGATGCCGCTAGGGAGCGGGAACTGCGGCATCTCCGCCGCCAGCACGCGCGGGGCACGCGGCGCTGTCGCGAACGCGTCGATCAGCCACAGCGGCGGCGCGAAGCTTCCACCCTGGCCGGGTGCTCGCGATGGGGTTGCGCGCTGTTCTAGCGGCATGGTGCGATACTCGACGTCGTCGGGCTTCTGCGCACGCGCCTTCTGGTCGCGGCGCTCAAGCTCGACCGCGAGTTCGCGTTCGTGGCGGGCGAGCCGCGCCGTCGCTGCGTTCTCGCCGCCATCGCTGGCGATCAGATCCTTGAAGTAGGAGTGCGGACTGTGCCGCTCATAGGTGAGCGGCTCGCTCAGGACCGCGACGTCCATCAGGCGGCCTCGTCGAGCGCGAGAAGGTCAAGATCCTGACGGGCGCGTGTCGTGTAGTCAGGCATCTCCCATGCGCGCTCGTCGGACCCGGCCTCGCCGGCGTCGGCGGCCGGCTCCTCGTCGTACTCCTCGTCGCCGTCGGCATCGGCGTCGGGGTTGGGGACGCCCATCAGCTCTGCGAGGAGCGGCTGTGCCTCGTCGACCGCGTCATCAGCGGAGGCGATCAGTCCGAGCACCTGGGTCAGGACTTCGATCGTCGCGGCCGACAGCGCCTTGCCAGCACGCTCCTCAAGGGGCCGGAGAGTGTGGTCGCGCCACTCGATGAACGCGTTTACGACTCCCTCGCCGCCGATGCCGCGGAGCGTGTCGATCGCCGCCTGCGAGCGCAGACTCGCAACCGTCGCCGGGTTCGCCCCGTAGCCGACGACAGACACGTCGCCGCGATGAATCGTTACCGCCTTAATCGTGCGCTCTGTGAAGTCCTCGTTCCACTCCTGGTCGGTGACGGCGAACGCGAAGCTCATCTCGTCCACGTCGCCGCGGCGCATCTTGCGCTCGAGCGCTTCGACATCGGGATCCGCCGGGTCGAGGGTCGCATCGACCGCGAGGCCAGTGTCATCCTCGTCGAGCGTCATGGTGCCCGGCTTCCCCGCCCGCGATGTGCGGGCCAGTGGAAGTCCGCCGTGGTTGACCAGGAGCTGGACGTCCGGGTTCTCTCCGAGCGTGCGCTTGAACGAGCCCGGCATGATGCGCTCTCTGTAGAAGCCCATGTCGTACCAGACGCCCGTCACGCTGGCGTGCCCTGTGAGGTTCAGCGATCCGTCGCCTTCCTCGCGCAGCTCCATGCCCTCGGCCGAGAATGTGCGGCGCTCCAAGCCCTTGAGGGCCTCGGCCTTGCG